TCAAAAGATACAGAAGATGATCATTATAAAAATTTTTCAGTTTTCAAGAATCAGATTGGTGATTATCAAGTTAGCAATATGTACACTTGCACTGCGAATGAGTTAAAATTTAAATCAGAATTATTTTACAATTTGATAACAGTGTGTCTTGATATTAAATCTATAGATCATATTACAATCAGATCGAGATTTTTAAGTTTATACAATCTGTTATTTAGACGAAGCAAGATAACTAAACTTCAGTTAAGCATTCATAAATATTTGAATGTTATTCAATTTGCTTGCAATGGAAACCCTAATAATCTATTAAGAAAGTATCTCTGTTCTAGTCCTTATACTAACATAGATCAGCTACTATATTCTTATGAAATAATCAACAACTATAATTACAATCTAGATCTTTTATCCGACCAGTTAAACGAACACAATCCTATTTTACAACAAAAATTCAGATGTTATTTTGGCAATGTTCAATCAGTTGATGAATTTATTAATGGTAATGCTTATTACACTCTTGTATTTAAAGACACAACACCTGATACCATAAATTATAGGAATTTTATTCAAACTATTCAAGATAATAATAATATAACTAGTGAGATTGATGATCCTTGTGTAGACAATTTAGATAATATTGAAGGACGGAAATGTTTCTTTGATTATAAAATATTAAATAATTCTGTTGGATTAGTTGTTAGTGATATCAAAACACTGTATAAAGATCACGAAGAGAGATTTAATGAGAAAGTCATACTATCTTACATGTCAGATTATATAGATCGTGAATTCTCTAATGATTTCATTAATAGTCATAAAAGTTTGTCATTTGATATCAAAAGTAAGTTTAAAGGTGATAGTAAATCTGTTAAAACATCTTTATTAAAAAGTCCATTAAATAAATCTACAGCAGATCGTATTTATTATCTTGAACTAGATAAAAATATAGAACCAGTTAAAGTTATGCAAAGTATGTTAAATGATTTGTTTAATAATCCTAATTCTAAATTATTAGAATATGTTAATATAGCCATATGTACAAAAAAGACTCAACATGAGAATGATCGAGAGATATATATAGTACACATTGTGACTAAGTGCTTACTCTATATAATTCAAATAATATTCAGATATATAAACCTTCATATTCCTGGTGAAATGGTTGTCAAAAGTGTGGGAAGAAAACTACATGAAATAAAGAAAATGAGTGCCAAAGCTATTAAAAGCAAACAAGGTGAACTTCTATTTTTTAATGGTGATATGCAGTCGTGGTCTGGAACAGATATATATGACAAATTTTATTATGTGGCGAATGCAGTTAAACCTCTTATAGGTGATAATCTTTCTAACCTTCTAACAAACTGTCTTAGATTGACTAGCAAATTGCATATTATTCTACCTTATGAAATTCGTGATATGCCATTTTTACAAGACATTGATATTGTTCATAAATTAAATCATCCTTGTGTTATATACGAGAGAAGCTGGGGTCAAGGACTATATCACAATATTTCATCCTTTGTTCATATCTTAGAGCAGAGATTTAGATATACAGCATTTAAAGAGTACTCAAATAGAAAAATTGCTAGTCATATCTTGTTAACTGAAATAAGTGATATGGATTATAAAACCACTCTTGATATTTCTCATATACCTGATGATGACGATATAACTGAATTTAACTATGATAGTTATGAAATGTTTACTAAATCCGTTATAAATTTATTATCTAGAAAAATGATACCAGAAAAAACAAAAAGGGATCCTAGAGTTATCCATGAGTTAGCAGATAGATTATTTATCACTGGTCATGAAAGTATAGATCAATTAAAAAAACTATTCAAAAGACTGTCATTATTATGTCATCCTGATAAAGGTGAAAATCTTTTAGGAATCACTTTTGAACAGCTTCGTGAGGAATTTGAACTTATTTTACAAAATCGTCAAATATGGTATACAAGTAAAAACAGTATTATATGTAGAAATCGCGTTACTCATCATTTAGATTTTGTTGAAGAAGAATATTATGATAATTTAGATAGTTGGAATAATGAAGAAAGTAATTATAAGGAAAAGGAAAAAGAGAAAATTAAGATCAAATCTATGATATATTCAGACACTGAATGTCAAGGATTATATTATATGGGTCAGGTTTGTCATTCTGATGATAAAAATGAAGTGATAAGACTTGATGGTGATCTTGTAGATGAATTTATAAGGTTTGCTAACAATGGTCCTATGTTGTTTGGACTTAAATCTTCTTTAAATAAAGATTCTTTTTCTCGGATAATATCTGAAATGGTAGGTTTACAAAATATCAGAGGTCAGTTATATGATAACTCTAATAAGATTATGAATAATTTTATGATAGATTTTCAATCATCAGATTTTATTGGCAATTATATTTCATCTTTAAGTAGAATTCTGGATAAATATAATAAATCAGGTAAAGAATCTTTATGTCAGACATTAAACATGATGACATATTCACGTTTATATCGAATTTATAGACTTAATGCATACATTAATGTAGATAGACTCATATTACTTCCTGTTGCATTTGGAGGTTATTTTTCTGGTTGCTTTAAATTAGCTCTTGAAAGTGGCATAAATGCTGTAGATTTAGTTTTTAAGAAAATTATTTATGAGAATCAAGATATTAAATATGATATAGATTCTCTTATGGATATTGAGTTCTCATTTAGAAAGAAAATACCTAAAAACAAACGTAAATTCAGATCTCTATATGGCAAGTATATAGCAGTAGATAAAAGCATACAAAATTTAAGATTCAACACTAAATTTAAGAATTG